TGGTCTGACCGAAATCATCGCAGGCATAGTGGGCCTGATCGCACTGGCAATCGGCGCGGTCGGTGGCCAGATGTTTGGCCGGATGCGCGGCAAGCGCGAGGGCCGGAAGGACGCAGATAACGATGCGTCTAAGGACTACATGAACAAGCGGAAGGAGATCGACAATGCGGATCTTGGGATCGGTGCTACTGACGCTGAGCGGATTAAGCGGCTGCACAACATTACAGACCGGAAGCGACGCGGCGGTAGTTGACGCCAGCGCACCATTTGTCGGACCGTGTGCTGGCGCATTGGCCGGTGAAAGTATGCCGGCCGCGCGTGAACAGTGCCTGCCGATACTGGTCATTCTAGACGGTGCGCTGTGACTGAGCCGCTGCGCGTATCCTGCCTACATGAGGCAGCAACCCTAACCGCAGGAGATCGAAATAAGACTTACGGCGATCCCGTCCAGAATATGCAGCATATTGCGGACATCTTTAACGCATGGACGGGGCGAGACCTGACCGCGCGTGAAGTGGCACAGGTTCACATTGCGACCAAGCTGGCAAGATCGCAGACAAGCGCAGATCATCGCGACAGCTACGTGGATGCTATGGCCTATCGCGGCATTGAATATGAGTGTGCGATAGCCGGACAACACCGAAAGGTAGTTACATGAAAACTCTAACTGTTTTACTCGCTTTGGCGGGTTCTCAAGTCAAGGCGCAACAAGTCTGCGCACCACACAATGAACTAACGCAGCACCTTGCAGAGAATTACGGCGAAAGCAGGCAGGTTATAGCGCTAAACAGTGATGGCGTTGTGATTGAGTTCTTCGCCGCAGACAGCGGGACTTGGACATTGACAGTGACGCCCCCCGGTGGGTTGTCGTGCTTGGGCATGGTTGGGGAATCGTTCCAACTAACAGACGAACCCCTACCGCCATCGGGTGAAGTGAACTAGATGGCCTCGCGGCCTGTGCCTCCAGAGCAACTGGCGAAGATTTTGGAAGCGTCGAAGTTACATAAAACGCACGTTGACGCAGCAGTATCCCTTAAGATGCCGCAGACCACGTATAGAAATCAACTGAGGCTGGCAAAAGATTGGCACAATGTCGATCCCGCAATCGCCGCAGCCGCCCGCGTGGCGGGGTTGGAAAGCCCAAAGAGGCTAAAGCATTTCTGGCAAATATCCAAAGACGACGAAGGCAACGGATACTCATTATTCATCTCTAATCCTGACACTGGCGAAGGTGCCAAGTTTGCCGATGTTGTTCGTGAATCTCTAGAAGACTACCAGCCACTTGACCGCAAGCTGTTTGCGCCACGCGTTCACACAGCCGCAAAGGGTGACAAGTTACTGGTGGTGGATCTGGCAGACGTTCACTTTGGCAAGCTGTGCGTCAAAGAGGAAACGAACCACACGTACAACGTCGAGGTTGCCCGCCATAGGGTCATGGAAGGCACGCGTGCCATTCTAAGACGCGCACAGGACGTGGGCCGCATCTTGTTCGTTATGGGCAATGATATCCTGCACACGGACAACGGCAAGACGACAACAAGCAACACGCCACAAGACACAGATGGCACTTACTTCACAGCCTGGCGGGCCGCACAGCACGCGACAATTGACGCAATTTCAGAGTGTTCGGCGGTTGCTGATGTTGAACTGATCCACTGCATGTCTAACCATGATTGGCGGTCAGGATGGGCGCTATCGCAAACCATCGCGGCGGCTATGTCTGGGCATAACGGCGTGCGCGCAACGCCTTACAATATGTCAGAAAAACACCGCAAGTTTTTTGGATATGGGCGCAACGGGTTTTTAATCACGCATGGGGATGGCGCAAAGGAGGCGGCACTGACTTCCCTCTTTTTGAAGGAGGGCAGGCAGATGATTGCCAACACTGACTTACTCTATGCAATCCTTCATCACTTCCACCACAAAAAGCGGGTCCGGCAGGGCATCGACGTGTTCCAATCCGAGAAAGATCACACAGCATTTACGCAGATTGAGGCCGGTGCAACCCGCGTCGAAGGCGGGGACATGATGGCCGAATGGATGCGCAGTCCGTCACCGCCGGACGGTTGGCACGACCGCGAAGGATACAAAAACAGACAAGCCGTTGAAGCGTTTATTCATTGCCCGCACGATGGGCAAAAAGACCGCTTGACGGAATGGTTTTAGGAGACAACAAAATGAGAAAAATGAATATCGGAATTGGCTTGGCGCCTGGCGGGCAATGCTGTGGTGGCGCGACGTTCGACCCCGTTGTTGACCTCGCCGCGAAGCCTTTCATCTGGATCGACCCCTACGATCTCGACAGCATGTACCAAGAGTCCAACGGTAAGACGCCCGTAACGGCGTCGGGGCAGCCCGTAGGTCTTGTGTTAGATAAATCGCAAGGGGCTGTTAGGGGGGCGAACCTCATCACGAACGGCAACAACGGCGTCTACTCGGCGGATATTACCGGTGTAACGGGCTTGAACGCATCTGTGGTGCGCGACACGGCCATTTTCTCCACTGGTTCAGTGAAAGCCACCGTTACGACCCCCTCAGTGACGGGGGCGTTGCTTCAAACCCTGACGCTCACCGCGGGCGAACTCTACGAAGTCACTTGCGACGGGTACGTCCCAAGCAGCAACACCACTAAAGTCCTGAACATTGGCCTCGGTGGCGTCAGCACAGGTCTATCTTCGAACGTATCGGTTGCGGACGCTATAGGCTCCATGCGATGCACTTTCACCTCGGGTTCCGGCGCAACGGAGATACGGGGCTACATCCACAACCCCAGCGTTGCTTGGGGGGCGACGTCTGATGTCGGGTACTTCAAAAACCTCACGGTGAAACACATACCGGGGAGGCACATTTTTGGGGTTCCTGGGAACACCCCTACGTACATTGAGGACGGCGACCTGCGGGCGATTGCCTTTAACGGCACAAGTCAATTTTTGTATCACTATAAAGCCCCCGGTTTCTCGACAGACAAGATGGTTATTATCGCGGGTAAAGAAAGTAATTCCGCAGCGCAGGGCATCTACTTCAACTACAATAACAACGAGACGCTAAACGGGTACGTCGGGTTGGTGGCCAACGCCACAAGCGCGGGCGGGTCAGGGTACTACGCAAACACCTTCCGTGGAACGGCGGCGGCATCCGTAAACCTGCCGACGTCGTTTCCGATCAACAACAGGCACGTCGTTACTGCAATCGGAGACATCGCGGCACCACTCATTGCGGGTAGGGTGGACGGAGTAGAGGACGCGACCAGCGCGGCCACTCAAGGTACGGGCAATTACGCGGAAGTCGTGAACATGTCTATTGGGGCACGGCTAAGCAACGTCGGGGCCGCTTCGCAGCGGTGGAGCGGTCGAATCTACCAGATGTTCATTGTCGGGGACGAATTGACCCCTACTGAACTGTCAGAGCTAGAGGCGATAGCTGCGGTGGCGGCGGATGTCGCCGTTTAGTTTCTCTCCTATTGTGTAGTAAAGCAAAGACCCCGCTGGTTAATCCCGGCGGGGCTTTTTTGCGTTTGTGGCGTCCTTTATGCGGGTGTGTATTTAGGCGACTTACGCTATGACGTAAACATCATAAACTTACGCTATGACGTAAACATCATAAACTTACCTAGCGGTCATGACGGCACCACGCCGTTACCATAATCAGCGCCCCGTGCCGGAATGTAATCAGGCGTGGGAAACCCAAAAAGTGGTAGGAAGAAAAACTCCTTACCTTCGGCCCGTATGGTCTCGGCCCCCTGTATTTCATTCGTGGCCAATGCGGCGGCCCCTGCTGCGCCCCGTGAGGCGCCCCGTGCGGCGGCCCCTGCGGCGTCCCGTGCGACGTCCCGTGCGGCGGCCCCTGCGACGTCCCGTGCGGCGGCCCCTGCTGCGCCCCGTGCGGCGGCCCCTGCGGCGTTCCATGCGGCGTCCCGTGCGGCGTTCCATGCGGCGCGGTCCATTCCGTCAAGGTAGACAAAGAAGTCCAGAATTTTAGACCATTGATCCCCAAGAACATCTACAGGGCTTGTAAGGACGGTGGACGGCGCGCCTGACACGCTGTCATTGATCTGGCGAAGCAAGATCGAATGGGCGCGGCTAATATTTAAAAGTTTTGCCACCTCCGTATCCGCATCGGATTGTGCACATTTGTTGAGTTTGTCAAAGCCCCATCCTCCTATAATGTTCAAAACCTGACCTTGCGCACACATGCACCCAATGTTGTTTGGGTGATCAGGGTCATAAGCCTTTACATCAATCAGGCAGCCTTTGTATGGCTTGCCTTCGTCGTTATTCCAACGGTCGAGAAGGTCTGTAATTGTGGCGGTCATTTGTTCAATCCTTTGCATGTCAAAACCGACCGGACACGCCAACGGAAAACGTCACCGCCTGCATGTCTAAATCGGCGCTAACCTTAACTGTACCTGTAACGCCGTCTGCAAAGCCAAAGGCCAGACCTGCGGACAGTGCGCCTTGATTGCCCAAGTCTGTGAACACGCCAGACGCATTGACCGCGTATGACCAGCCCCCGGTTAGCGGTTCGAGAATGTCCAACGATCCAAGGCCAGCAACTGCAGCGTCGATCGATAGCATGGCTGCATAGTCAACATGTGCGTCGGTGCCGTTACGTCCTTGCAGTGCTGAAAGGTCCACGTCAAACGTGCGCGGCGATAGGCCCTTGCCGGGCTTGCCCTCCGCCATGTCCTGCGTTGTGATAGTCATAATTCCCGTTTGCGTGTTCAGCGTGCCTGCAACAGCGCGTTGATCTTCGCGGTTTACCTGTTCAATGCGATCCGACAAGCTGCCCGCGTGGCCTGATGTGGCTGCTAGAATGAAGGCTGTGATGTAATATATTGTTTTCATTGGTCTGTTCCTTTGGTTGTTGTTGTCAGTCATAGTCAGGATCATCCTGTTCAAATTCGAGATCGTCGGCCAGTGCATAGATCGCCTCTTGCAGATCAACCGGCAGCTTTGACACATCGACCGCAACCCCCAGTATCGTCAGATCATCGATCGCCACATTACCCCACTCGATCCAAGTGGGTGAGCGGTCCACGCCATAGTCGGTGAGATGGCCGGCGGCGCTGAACACCACCTCCATCTCCTCGCCGTTGTGGTTTGCTGTTCCGCGTGCCATTGTCAGTAACTCCGGTTGGTGTGTTTCTCTAACC